ACCATGCTTATGGACATAGAGCAGGGTCAGAAGGACAGAATCTGTGTAAATATTCCTCCCAGACACGGAAAGTCCCAGCTTGTTTCTATAATGTTCCCCGCTTGGTTTCTTGGACGTAACCCGAACAAGAAAGTTATGATGGTATCGCACACCACAGACTTAGCGGTGGACTTTGGACGTAAAGTGCGTAACTTAATCGCAACAGAATCCTATCAGGAGATATTTCCGACAGTGGCTCTGGCTGTGGATTCTAAGTCGGCAGGGCGTTGGAACACAAATTCAGGAGGTGAATATTATGCGTGTGGTATTGGTTCTTCTATTGCTGGGCGTGGTGCTGACCTCTTGCTCGTTGATGATCCCCATTCCGAACAGGATGTTATAAACGGGAACTTTGAAGTCTTTGAGAAAGCGTATGACTGGTTCACATTCGGTGCGCGAACACGTCTAATGCCTGGAGGTCGGGTAGCTATCATACAAACACGATGGCATATGGACGACCTGACAGGGCGTGTGACCAAGGATATGGTGAACAACGACAAGTCTGACCAGTACGAGGTTGTAGAGTTTCCAGCTATCATGGACGTGGAGAACAAGAAGACGAAAGAGATTATGCAGAAACCTCTCTGGCCTGAGTTCTTTGACATGGAAGCCCTACTCAGAACGAAAGCATCTATGCCTGTGTTTCAGTGGAACGCACAGTATCAACAGGAACCGACAGCAGAAGAAGCCGCGTTGGTGAAACGTGAGTGGTGGCAGATGTGGAAGAAAGAAGACCCACCGATATGTGAGTATATTATCATGTCTTTGGACGCAGCCGCAGAGACACACAACCGTGCGGACTACACAGGTCTGACGACATGGGGTGTGTTTTTGAATGAAGAGGTGGACAACTATAATATTATATTGTTAAATAGCATAAAACGACGGTTGGAGTTTCCCGAACTCAAAGAGTTGGCTATGAACGAATACAGAGAATGGGAGCCTGACTCGTTCATCGTGGAGAAAAAGAGTGCAGGAACTGCGCTGTACCAAGAAATGAGGAGAATGGGTATACCTATACAGGAATATACACCACACAGGGGATCTGGTGACAAGCTAGCTAGACTTAACTCCGTGACTGACATTGTGTCATCAGGTCTGTGTTGGGTTCCCGAAACACGATGGGCAGAGGAGCTAATCGAAGAGATAGCAGGGTTCCCGTTCATGAGCCACGATGACTTGGTTGACTCCACCGTCATGGCGTTGATGAGATTTAGACAGGGTGGGTTTATACGACTGCCGAGTGATGAACCTGAAGAGATACAGTATTTCAAACAAAGACGTGGCGGGTATTACTGATGGACCCGACTAAAAGAAAACAAACAGCTGCTTTGGGACTAGGAGCCTTACAAAAAGCTCGTATACCCCCAACAAAATCCTTTGATGACAGATATTTTGAACCTGGGAAGTATGAAGCGTTGAGTGAGGCTATGTTTCAATATATTCGTGATGACAAGGCACGTGGATTGGCTGATGTCGAGTACGCAGCAGATATGTTAAAAGATCAAGGCTTTCGTCCCACTTATGAGCTTGGACAATACGACATGGAAGAGTTAACAGGTGGCGATTTTGGTGATGTTGTAAATATTTCACAACCTTCTTCAGTATTTGCTATGGACGAGTCGGGTAAGATTCGCGAACTTATGTTTGGAGACCCTAATCTAGCATTAGATAGAAGTTCTGCAGGAACATATTACCCAGGTGGAGAAGACGGTATTTATAAAAAAGGTCCTTTCTCACAAGACTCTTTCGATGTTGAAGGATCTTTTCTTCCTAATATAAGTATAAGCCCTGAGAAGACCACGTTCAGTAGAATCCTTGATAAGGGTATGGAGGGAGTTACTGAAAACCTTTCTTCTGAGAAGTTTGACGAGCTTGAAAAAGAGTTATACAGACCTTTAAGTTATCAATATGATGAGGACAAGGGGAAGTATGTCCTAACTAGAAAAGAAGACGCAAAAGAAGTGATCGGACATGAAGTCTCTCACGCGGGGATGGCAGCGTTACAACAACACCCTTTATATGAAAATTATCAGTTTCTTAACATTATGTTTGACTCTTTTCTCGATCGTGGTTTCCGACAGAAGGTGGGAGGAGATTACATTGACGACATGGAGCATGCCATAATATATGCTATGGACGAAGGGTCTAAAATCATAAATCAAGAGAAAGAGCCTCTCAGTAATAAGGACAAGCGTAATGCAAAAATATTTGACACGTATATGAAATTAAAGGATGCAAATGTTACTTCAGAAGAATTATTATCTTACTTTGACGATGTTACAGACCCAGCAGGGGGTCGTTTAGAAGGCGTGTTTGGTAAGGAAGAAAAAGAACAGATGTTAAAAGATATGTTTTTAAGTGGAGAGGCTGTGGCTGTTATGGCATTAATATCTAAAAAGATGGCAGATGAACTTTTAGCAATTAAAAGGGAACGAAAACGGAAAGGCCTACCCTCTCTTGTTTCAGATAGCAAATCAACTCACGGACACTCGCATGATTAGAAAGGGACAAAAATGGCAGTAGAGAAAGGACTATTTCAAGCCCCAAAGGGTGTGGAAGAAGAAGCAACAGAACAGTTAGAGATAGAAATCGTGAACCCTGAGATGGTTACGTTGGACGACGGTAGTATGGAAGTGACCATAATGCCTGGGGCTGAAGGCGTTAACACAGGAGCATTTGACGATAACATAGCTGAGAATATGGACGATGACCAACTCGCTGCTGTGGCTGACGAGTTATTGGGTAATATCGACTCTGATCTGGAAAGCCGTAAAGAATGGGCGGATACTTTTGTTCGTGGTCTTGATGTATTAGGTTTTAAGTACGAGGAACGTAGTGAACCCTGGGAGGGAGCTTGTGGAGTGTATTCTAACGTGTTAGCAGAAGCAGCTATACGCTTCCAGGCAGAAACCATGAGTGAGACGTTTCCCGCACAGGGACCTGTAAAAACAAAGATACTCGGTGAAGAAACACGTGAGAAGCTAGAAGCGGCTAATCGTGTGAAAGCAGACATGAACTACCAGCTAACAGAGAACATGGTGGAGTACCGATCAGAGCATGAGCGTCTGTTGTATAACCTTGGTCTGGCAGGGTCTGGGTTTAAGAAAGTATACTATGATCCTAATCTAGGACGGCAGGTCGCTGTGTTTGTACCTGCAGAAGATGTGATTGTACCTTACGGAGCATCACATATAGAAACAGCAGAGCGTGTGACACATGTCATGCGAAAGACAAAAAACGAACTAAAGAAGTTACAGGCTAGTGGGTTCTATGTAGACGTGGATCTTGGAGAGCCACAAGCATACCACAGCGATATAGAAGAACGTAAAGCAGAGGAAGGTGGATATTCTCTTACAAACGACAACCGTTATAGTATATACGAGGTACACGCAGATATAATTATAGATGGTGTTGATAATTCAGATGAGGGTATAGCCAAGCCATATATAGTATCTATAGAGCGTGGGTCATACAGAGTATTGGCGATACGAAGAAACTGGAACCCTGATGACGCTTTAATGTTGAAAAGACAGCACTTTGTGCATTATGTATATACCCCAGGCTTTGGGTTCTACGGTCTTGGATTGATACATATCATAGGTGGCTATGCACAGGCAGGGACATCTATCATACGTCAGCTTGTAGATGCAGGTACTTTGGCAAACCTCCCAGGGGGGTTAAAATCAAGAGGTTTGCGTATTAAGGGGGACGATACACCGATAGAACCTGGGTCTTTTAGGGATGTAGACGTACCATCAGGCAGTATACGTGATAACATCATGCCACTGCCATACAAAGAGCCAAGTCAAGTATTATTACAATTATTGAAAGATATAACTACAGAAGGGCGTAGGTTAGGGGCTGTGAGCGATATGAACATATCGGACATGTCAGCTAACGCTCCTGTGGGTACAACCCTTGCCCTGTTAGAAAGAACACTCAAACCAATGGCGGCTGTGCAGGCTCGTGTGCATTATGCCATGAAGCAAGAGTTCAAGATGTTAAAGATGCTCATGGTGGAGTACGCTCCTACCGAGTATGCGTATGTGCCAACTAGAGGTGATGTATCTGCTAAACAATCTGATTACACAATGATTGATGTCATCCCTATATCAGACCCAAACAGCTCCACAATGGCACAACGTGTGGTGCAGTATCAAGCTGTCCTCCAAATGTCACAGACTGCACCACAGATATATGACCTGACGCAACTGCACAGACAGATGATAGAAGTGCTGGGGGTAAAAAACGCAGAGAAGCTTGTGCCAACCAAAGATGACCTCAAACCTGTAGATCCCGTAAGTGAGAACATGGCAGTATTACAGGGCAAGCCTATGAAAGCGTTTATCTACCAAGATCACGAGGCACATATCGCTACACATATGGCGTTCATGCAAGATCCTGTGGTTGCTCAGATGATAGGACAAAACCCACAAGCTAAACAGATTATGGCAGGACTACAAGCACATATAGCAGAACATCTTGGATATAAGTATAGACAAGATATAGAAGCAAAGCTTGGGGTAGAACTACCACTACCGAACGAGAATCTACCAGAGGAGATAGAAGTCAATCTATCTAAACTTGTCGCTGAAGCTGCCCAGCAGTTGACGCAACAGAACGTACAGGAGGCTGCACAGAAGCAAGCAATGGCAAAAGCACAAGACCCAGTTATACAGATGCAACAGGCAGAACTTCAGATCAAAGCGCAAGAAGTACAGCGTAAGGCTGAAAAAGATAAGGCTGACATAGCTCTACAACAGGCTGAACAGCAGAGAAAATCAAAGAAAGATGAAGCAGACGCAATGCTTGAAGCTGTTAAGATAGAGAAAGGCGGCTGATGGCGAAAACAATATTTGACGTTCTAGTGAGTAAAATCGAGGCAGATATAGCCTCTGCACAGGATTTCCTTGAAGCAGGGTCAGCAAAAGACTATGCAGGTTACAAGGAAGTTGTTGGACTGATCCGAGGTCTAAAGTCCAGCATAACACATATTCAAGACCTTGCGAAACAACAACTGGAAGGTGACGATGACTGAAGTAGTACAACTGACGGACGACGAACTAGAACAACAATTACCACGACCTGTGGGATATAGAGTGCTTATAGCTTTACCTGAGATAGAAAAGACGTACGGGAATACTAGCGTCTTGAAAACAGATAAAGAGATACATCACGATTATATTATGTCTATCATGGGACTCGTTGTGGATATGGGTGATGGAGCCTATAAAGACAAGGAGCGATTCCCTGATGGCGCATGGTGCAAAGAAGGTGATTTTGTAATGTTCCGAGCGAATAGCGGAACACGATTTAAGGTGGCTGGAAAAGAGTATCGTCTATTAAATGATGACTCTATAGAGGCTGTAGTAGCAGATCCTCGTGGTATCACGAGAGCATAAGAGGTAAAAAATGGCATTTGAAAAAGTAGAGTATACATTTCCCGATGAGGAAACAAAAACGCAGGAGATAGAGATAGAAAACTCTAGTGCTGTAGAGATTGATTTATCAGGAAAGAAAGAAGAAAAAGATGAACCAAAAGCAAACGAAGCAGACGATAAAGGAAGCCAAGAAGTTGCTCCTAAAGATGAAC